AGTAAGCTCTGCTTTAAATGCCTTAGGGGTGACGTCATCATCAAACCATGAATCTTCGGCAATAACGCCGTCTAGATAAAGTGTTCGGACACCAGTGTTTTCATCTCGTGCCCAGTTCCAAAACTTCTTCATTAAGGTTCCTCCGTTTCTTTAATATTTGCGAACGCGCCTGCGTCCTGTAATTTAGTCATGGCGCCGTTGATGAGGTAGAGGTCGCCACCTAATGACTCTGGAATTCTATCCAGATTTTCAAGCTCTCTGATATCATTGGCACTCATCCAACCGTTTTGACGTGCCGTTGCATAACCACTCATTCGACTTACATAATCACCACGAAGAAGTCCATCCACATTGAACTTGATAAATACATTAGGTTTTTCACTTTCCATGAGTAGAGCTCTGCACATGGACTGTTCCCAGCGGACCACCCAAGGGTCGAGGGTGTATTTTACAAACTCCAGTGATTGCTGTTCGATGTTACTAAAGGATGACTTCTCAAGATCAGCCAGCATATGAGGTGGCACTCTAAAGATACGAGCGATCTCATTGATCTGAAACTTTCTGGTTTCTAGGAACTGAGCCTGCTCAGGAGAAATACCTATAGGCTGATACTTCATGCCTTCTTCAAGAACAGCCACCCGATGGGCATTGCCACTTCCTTGGTATGCTGCGTTCCAGGATTCTTTTATTTTCTGAGGATCCTTGATAGTACCGGGGTGTTCCAGGACACCACCCGGTGAAGCCCCATTAGCAAAAAACTTAGCTCCATATTCTTCAGTAGCAATGGCAAGACCTACAGCATTTTTCGCCATGGCAATTGGTGAATAGCCTACCAGCCCATCGAAGCCAAGCCCAGGGATATGAAGGACGTCTGATGGTGAAAGATAGACCTGATGTTCTCTACCAAGAGAAGGGACATCCTCATTGCCACGCTGATACATATAGAAAAGCCGACCACTTGAATCGCGATCGACAGTCATTTTGTTTGGCATTAATGGGTAGAGGGAAATCACTTCACCTCTTGCATTTCGAATAATCTGAGCATAGGCATTTCCCCATAATAAAAGATGACTCATCAGCGTCTCTCTAAACGCAAAAGAAGTCATCTCAGGATTTGGTTCATCATGAAGCAGCTTGTATAACGGGTGTTTTAGGTTTTTCTCCTTACCGCCAGAATCATTGTATTTGTAGACATGAAGGGGTAGACCCGCCAACGTCTCGGATAAGATTCTCACGCAGCTGTACACTGCGGTCATTTGCATGGCGGTTTGTTCATTGACTGGTTTTCCAGCGCTGGTGCTTCCAAAAAAGAAGCTATAGCGGCTGCCACCAAGAGCGTCTTTAGGCTTATCTCGGGCCTTGAATATTCCTTGCAATATTCCCATGGACATCAACCTCCTTTCCTAAAATACGAGTAATCCTCGATCATCATAAACGGAATTACCAGTTTCTCCACCACAGCGGATCGCTCGGTCAAGAGCCATGATTGTGGCAACAGCACCGTCAATCTTTTCAGTGGATTTTTCTTTATCTGCTTTGATGTTACCAGCAGGATCGGTTCTAATAAAAATGTTATCCATCATCCAGCGGAGAACAGGATGACCACCGTGAGCGATTTTTTCTTCCAAAGTCAGCTTCATTAATTCTTTTGTAGGCGGAGACATATCTTTGAATCCCTGACCAAAAGGTACAACGGTGAAGCCTAAATTCTCTAAGTTCTGTGTCATCTGAACTGCTCCCCAGCGGTCAAAGGCAATTTCGCGGATGTTATATTTCATTCCAAGTTCCTCAATGAATGTTTCGATGAATCCGTAGTGGACCACATTGCCTTCAGTGGTCATCAGAAATCCTTGTTTCTCCCACACATCATAGTTCACGTGATCCCGCCTAACCCTAAGGTCAATGCTGTCTTCTGGTATCCAGAAGTATGGTAGAACCACATATTTATCGTCTTCATCCTGTGGAGGGAACACAAGTATAAAGGCAGTGATATCTGTGGATGAAGATAAGTCCAGACCGCCATAACAGATGCGGCCCTTAAGGCTTTCTGGATTAACAGGAAAAGCACAGGCATCCCATTTATCCATAGGCATCCAGCGAACAGCCTGCTTCACCCATTGATTGAGTCGAAGTTGCCTGAAGCTGTTTTCTTCGGCAGGGTTTTGTCTTGCAGACTCATAGGCCATTTTAACTTTATCCATGCTAACGGTGATGCCAAGGGATGGGTTTGCTTTCTTCCATACCTTAGGATCAGACCAGTCATCTTCAAGATCTGCACCATAAATGACAGGGTAGAAGGTGGGATCATTTTTCCTTCCTGCCATAATGTCCAGCGCCTTTTGATGAACTTCCCAGCAGATGCTGTTTTGATTATCTCCTGCAGTAGTGATTAGAAAATATAAAGGTTGCATCCGGGCATCGCCACTACCTTTTGTCATCACATCATAAAGCCTTCGGTTTGGTTGTGTATGAAGCTCATCGAAGACGACGCCATGGGTATTAAAACCGTGTTTGTTTCCAACATCCGCTGAGAGCACTTGATAGATGCTTCCAGTAGGTTGATAGATTAATCTTTTCTGTGAGTCCAGAATCTTAACTCGCTTTGATAAGGCTGGGCACATACGCACCATATCAGCTGCCACGTTAAAAACGATAGAGGCTTGGTTACGATCTGCAGCACAGCCATAAACCTCAGCTCGTTCTTCGTTATCTCCACAGGTTAAGAGCAGGGCAACAGCCGCCGCCAGCTCACTTTTTCCCATCTTCTTTGGTATCTCTACATAAGCTGTATTAAATTGACGATACCCATCTGGTTTTAAAGTTCCAAATAGATCCCGAATGATTTTTTCTTGCCAGTCAATAAGTTCAAAAGGCTTTCCTGCCCAGGTTCCTTTGGTATGGGAGAGGCATTCAATAAAACCAACTGCGTAGTCCGCCATCTCCTTACTGTAATGGGAATCTTTCGCCATGTATGAGGTTGGTTTATACTTCTTAAGTTTTCGGATATGCGGACACCTCCTTTAAAAAGACATAAAAAATAGACCCTAAGGTCTTCTGTAATGAGGAAAAGAGCCATGCAGCCCTGTTCCTATATGCGTTTCTATCTTATTGTTAATTGTATTCCTTCATCAATATTTCAAGTGCAGCATGCGCATTGGCGTCGATGGGTTCAATATCCCAGCCTCTATCAAAGTTTGCAATGATCTGGCCATCTCGCTTTAGCATCAGTTTTGATATTCTACCCTCATCAATGCCGTAAGGGGAGCCTAAGTCAAAGCTTTTGATCCAGTAATAAATGGTTCTGTTTTCGACTTCGATTTTGCCTTCTCTCCACATGGTCTAAACCCCCTTAAATCTTAACCAAGATTGCTGGTAGAATTTGCTTTTCGCCGGTCTGCCAGTCGGTGTCGCTTGTCTTAACCTTGGTTAGTCCGTCCATCCTACAACCGTGCTTTTCAAATTCGGCAAGGGTTGCGATCAGCCCTGAGAAGGTGCTTGAAATGGTGATGTGGTCAATACCATAGGCTCTGCAGGCTTTAACAATGTGTTCAATGTCGTAATCCCAAATAACCTCGGAAAAGTCGATGGTGTCGTTTCCCGCTTCCTTGCTTCTTTCGTAAGCCCAGTACATGGCGCTGTTGATTCCTGATTCCTTAAAATTTGCACCGGTTGCTTTGGCTTCTTCAAATGCCTTGATTTCTTTCATGTTCTCATCCTCCATTTAGTGTGGTTTTGTTTTGGTATTACATATATCACTCTAAACGAGAATAATATCAAGTCATTTCTGTAGTAATAGAGCAGATTTCTGGCCAGGATACTAATCTTCAATAGCACAGTACCGGCAGTAAGAGTGGCCCTCAGTATTTGTGAGGATTTTTTCGCCAGTTTGCTTGTTGATGATCCTAATGCATCGAAGCTCACCTTTTTCGTTGGTGCCACCATCTGACTTCTTGATCCAGGGCTGATCCTCTAGGAAGTTGCTGGTGAACTTCTTAAATTCTAAATCACTTAGCTCAACAACTCGAATCACAGTGTAATCAGAACCAATGACACCATCTTCCTTTGCTTTTTCAGTTGCCTCTCGTAGTTCTTTTAAATTGTAGAACTTTCGACCAAATAATGCCTTCATTGCTATGCCTCCTCCCTGGATTTTTCATCGATTACCTTGCAGGAATCAATGCCATAAACCACATTCAGGCTACTCCCGTTGTCCCACTGAACCATGATGGAGCCTGTGTCATCCACGCCCCACACGGTGCCTTTTGTGCCTGTTGGTGGTGCTTGCACATCATCCATCCAAAGGAGCTGAACCCTGGCGCCAGCGGGGTAGTGCTTGCGTAGGTGAGCCAGTCGTTCTTTAGTGATCGGCATCATTGGGAGCACCTCCTTTGAAAGCACTGCTGCCTGAAAGGTTTTGAAGGAGAATCTTTCTGTGGGTTTTTAATTCTTCTCCAATGAATCCGAGGCGGAGAAGGAAGCATCTGAATGCGTATTTCTCATTGTCGACTGCTTTCTCTTTTACGGTGATTCTCTTTTGGGTTTTCGCCATCTCACAAAGCTTTGTAATGAACTGGGAGTAGGCTTTTATCTCGTCTGGATTTGGTAGCTTTGAAAACCAAGGGAAACTAATGCGTTCCTCGTCGGATTCAATGGGAAGGGCATCTACATTGAGCGCTTTCTTAATAAGCTTGCCTTTTGCTTCTAACAGTTTAGCTAGTTTCTCAAAATCCTCATCGGAAAGGGAGTCTTTTGGTATCTGGATGATGAGTCCAGTTTCCTCAGGTTCATCTTCAGCAGAAGTTGGTTCATCCACCTCAGTTTCAAACCCTGCCTCTAAAAGCTTTTTCATCAGCAAATTGATATCGTCCTGACCCACTTCGGTGTCAAAGGTTAGCTCTCCGTCTTTTCCGATGCGGTAAGGTCCGACCTGGTAAGCGCAGGATGGAACACCCAGGTATTTTGAGGGAACCTCTGTGATTTCGCTGATGAGCTTCACCAGCTTTTTACGTTCGTTACCGGTTACGTTGTAATTGATTTTCATGGTTTTGACCTCCTTGTTTTTTGCTTACTACATATATCACTCTAAGTGATGTAAATAGCAAGTCTATCTTTCGATAGTTGTGTTATTTATTTTCAGGGAGGTCACTGTAGCGGTATTCTTTTCCATCACGAATAAGGTAAACGTCATCTGAGGTCTCTGCTCCAGAAACGTAGCGTTCAACAATTACATCACAAAACTTTTCATCAAGCTCAATGGTGTGACAAATCCGCTGGGTCTGTTCACAGGCAATGAGTGTACTACCTGATCCGCCAAATGGATCCAGGACAATGCAGTTGCTGAGACTTGAATTAAGAATAGGATGGGCCACAAGAGCCACAGGCTTCATTGTTGGGTGGGACCCATTCTTCTTAGGTTTTTCAAATTCCCAGATGGTCGTTTGCTTTCGATCGGCATACCAGTTGTGCTTGCCTTTTTTCTTCCACCCAAATAGCACAGGTTCATGCTGCCATTGGTAAGGGGACCTACCAAGGACCAGAGATTGCTTCTTCCAAATGCAGGTGCCGGAGAGATAGAAGCCCGCTTCAGAAAATGCCCTTCTAAAGTTCAGCCCTTCCGTATCTGCATGGAAAACGTAGATAGAGGAGTCCTGCGTCATGACAGATTCCGTATTGGTAAAAGCCGCCAATAGGAATTCATAGAAGGCAGAATCATTCATGTTGTCGTTTTTGATTTTACCGGCTGAGCCTTCATAGTTTACATTGTAAGGGGGATCTGTCACCACCAGATTTGCCAGCTTTCCATCCATAAGAAGAGTGAAGGTTTCTGCCTTAGTGGAATCACCGCAGACCAGTCTATGGGGACCAAGCTTCCAGACATCGCCGAGTTTTGTCATGGCGGGTTTTTCCAGCTCTGCATCCACATCAAACTCATCATCGTGGATACCATCTTTCAA